GGTCAAAAAACTCAAGCAACTTATCATTAAGTTTATCCCACCCAATCCTTACTCCAGCCCTTTTATTTATAGCAAAACTATTCTCCCAAACACAAATAGATGTAATAAACTCATCTAACAAGAAGGTTTTTAATAATCACGAAGCTTATGCTTTGTTAAAAAAACCAAACTGGTCACAAACCCTCCCAGACTTACTAGAGAGTTTAATCTTCACAACAATAGCGAATGGAGTTGGTGTTATATACAAAAAAAGAACATACGGAAGAACGAAACCAAATTCTTTATATGTCTTAAACTATAATTTAATTGAATTTCCTGATTCTATAAAAAAAGGAAATTTACTCAACGCATCTAGAACAAACGAACTATTAAACACTGTTGTTGTTTATGACAAAGACAACGAAAACATAAAAATAAACTTAAAAGACCTGATATTTTTCTACGACTTACCAAATAACGTAGACCCAAAAAACCCATTTAATACTGCTAGTAGGATTGACGGAATGAAAAAAACTCTCTTTAATACACAAGATAGTATTATAGCGAAAAGCATTATTATAAGGTCTAATGGCAAAGAGCTAATTTCAGGAGCGAAAGACGGATTTCCATTAAAACCAGACGAAAAAGAAAAAATTGAAGAGCGATGGGCTAATAATTACGGATTAGCCAATACGAGAAAAAGAGGAATTATAACAAACGCATCATTAAAATGGCAATCACTACATTTAATTATGAGAGACTTAGGTCATGATGAGGGAATCAAAACGGATGCGTCTATAATTTTTACAGGACTACATCTTCCTAATGATGTTTATTCGATATCAGGCGAAAAATCAACTTACAAAAATGCCAATCAAAGTCTAGTTTCGTATATTCAAAACGATATGCAGTCTACGGCTAATAGTATTATGGCTAGTTTGTCAAATGGCTTATTGGAGGACGGATATGAGTTTAGGAGTAGTTTTTCTCACATGCCAGTAATGATTGAGTTTGAGAAAACAAAATATGAAGTTCAAAAAACACGAGGAGAGGCGTTAAGTATTCTTAGGTCGGCTGGTTTGCCAGATGAAATAGCATTAGAGCTTCTTGGATTTGAAAAAGGAATCAAGTTAAATGAACTAACTCAGCTTATTGGTCAACAAGGCGAAGAAAACAATTTAACTGAAGAGCAAGAAGAAAAAATAACAGAATTAGTTTCTCAACTAACACAATGAAAAAAGGCATAAAAAAAGTTAGTTATCAAACAGGAGTCAATATAGTTGGTCTTCCTATATACGTAACTCATATTATAGAAGTAAGAGGTAAAAAACACAAGCAATGGGAACAAAGAAGGAGATAATCAAAAACATAGAAGAAACATTGTCTAGACCAAATTTAGACCCTAGCCTAAAGAAATCATTAAAAAACAAACTTTCTGCGTTAAAAGAAGAAAGGACTATTATAAAAACAGGGTAAAGATGAAAATACCAACAGAACTTAAAGGGAATGAACTATTAAAGTTTCTTGTAGAAAATAAACAGGATATTATATATTCTAAAAAGTCTGCAATAAAGTTCTCTGACCCGATAGGATTAACAACAACTGTTCTAACCTCAACAATAGCTAATAAAGCAGAACAAAATGAGGATGGCTCTATAAAAGTTAGAGCGATAATTAATACAACAAATGTTGTAGACTCGCACAAAGATTTACATGTAAATGGTATATGGGATAAGTCTTTGAGTGAAAATAGAAACATAAAGTTTCTACAAGAACATCAAATGAAATTTGATAAAATTATAGCAGACAAAGAGGATTTGTCTGTTAAGGCAAGTAAACTTACGTGGAAGTCTTTAGGATTTGATATGGAAGGTTCTACTGAGGCTTTAGTTTTTGATGCTACAATAAAGGAAGAAAGAAACTCGTATATGTATAATCAATACAAAAATCTAAATGTAGATAATCATTCTGTTGGCATGCAATACGTTAAAATACTATTAGCTATTAATTCAGAAGAAGAGGACTATGAAGAGGAAAAGAAGGTATGGGATAAATACTATGAAAGAATAGCAAATAAAGAAGATTTAGCTAATGAAAAATACTTTTGGGTTGTTACAGAGGCTAAAGTTATTGAAGGTAGTGCTGTTGTTCTTGGGAGCAACAGGTTTACTCCAACATTAAATAATAAAAATAAAGATTTCACTTATAGTGAAAAAGATAAAGCTATTTTAAAATGGCTTGAAATAGAAGAATAACAGAGCCGAGCAATCACTCTGTAAAAAAAGAGAGCCGTATATTACACTCTCAATAAATTAATGTTTAATTATAGAATTTTCAAAATGGAAAAATTTACAGAAGCTTTGGAAGCTAAGTTTAAAGACTTAAACACCAAGTTTGAAGAAGCTCAAAACACCTTAGCTGAATTACAAGCGAAAGGTGCAACAAAAGAAGAGCTTAAAGCAATTTCTCTGGAAATTGAAAAAAGCGGAAATGCTATTGAGGCTTTTATAGAAGCCAACAAAAAGAAGCAAGTTGAAGGTGTGGTTGCTCAATTTAAGTCGTTCCTTACTGAAAAAGAAGGAGAGATTAAAGACCTATATCAAAAAGGGTCTGGTAGTATTGAGTTTATCCCTAAAGCAGTTGCAGATGTAACGACAGCTAGTGGGACTGAAGTAGGAACTCCAGATGTAAATTGGCATACAAATCTAGGGGGTTTTAACCTTAGAAATGATGATAGTTTACTTTCTTTAGCTACTATTAGCTCTACTGGGACGCAACTATATTCTTATACAGAAATGTTGCCGAAAGAAGGTGGTTATGCTTTTGTTGCTGAAGGAGCAGCTAAACCTCAAATTGACTTTAAATGGGAAAATAGGTTTGCAAACCCTGTTAAGGCTGCTGCTTATGAAATCCTAACAGAAGAGGCTGCTACGGATATTGTTCGTATGGAAGCAACAGCAAAAGACTATTTGCTTAAACAACACAATTTACATAAAGTAAATGCTGTTTATTTCGCAGATGGAACTGGCTCTAGCCCAACAGGTGCTACCGAATATGGTCGTGCTTTTGTTGCAGGAAGTATGGCGGATGTTTTCCCAGCAGGAACATCTAACTTTATGGATGTTGTTAATGCTTGTATTACTGATATTTACACAACTCAAGCTTTTACCGATCAGGGACATTATCAGCCAAATGTTGTTATGATAAATCCAGTTGACTTCTTTATTAACCTTGTAGGTGCTAAGGATGACAACGGACTTCCATTATACCCACAAGCTGGTCTCTTCAACGAAGTACGAATTGGTGGAGTTAGGATTGTACCATGGATTAAAATTCCAGCTGGTAAAATATTTGTAGCTGATATGTCAGTTTATAATGTTATAAACTACGTACCATTTAGCATTAGAATAGGTTGGATTAATGATCAGTTGATTACCAATAAATTCACGATGGTAGGTGAGTCTCGTTATTTTGCATTTGTAAAAAATCTAGACCAAGCAGCTCTTATCTATGATGATATTTCTGTTGTTCAAGCTGCTATTACCGCAGTATAGTATTTTAATTTAAAAACTTAATAACATGGCTGAAGAAGCAAAAAAGAAGGAAGCACCAAAAAAAGAAATTGGTTTTGTAGAGGTAGAATATCTAAAGGATATTGGAACACATACTAAAGGAGAAAAAGATGTTATGCATCGAAGTACTGCTGAGTCTCTTGCTAAAAAAGGCAAAGAGTTTGTGAAAATCCTAAAAGATGTTGTAGACTACAAACCAAAGAAGGCAAAAGACTAGAAAAATGATTATAAACAACACTTTTTTTAAAGGGGAGTTTTATATTCCTCATGCTAAACCAAATGTTTCGGACAACGTAACAGAGGTAAGTGGTAATATCATTGATTTTATCAATGACTATTCAAGGGAGTGTTTGTTTAAGTCGCTTGGAAGTTTATTATTTTATGAATTTAAGTCCGTACTTGATAGCAACAAACAAAATGGGTTGAAAGATGGTACGGACTCAAAATGGAATGATTTATTAAACGGAAAGTCATACACCGACCCGATTACCTCTCAGAATGTAGTTTGGAGAGGGATTAGGTGGAAATCTTTTGATGAAGGGAATTACGATAGAAGCATAATTACACCATACGTTTATTTTCATTATGAAAGCAATGATTATATTACTAGGGGTGATTCTGGGCATTTTATCAATAACCCTAAAAACGCAGAAGTAGTTACGCCGTCTTTTAAGGTTGCTAAAGCGTGGAATAAATTTGTAGAGTTTGTGCAGGGAAGCTCTGAAACAACAAAGGCTTTTATAAGTAAATATGGTCTAGGAGTAGATTATTTTACAGAAGGAGGTTCTAATGTTTCTTTATATAAATTTATAAATGATTCTAATTTAATTGCAGAAGACACTTATTCTAATTTTACTCCACGAACATGGAGCAATATAAATAGGTTTGGTATATAATGAGTATAGTATATGATACAATAGTTGTTGAAGATAGGCTTGAAACTATGTTTGAAGACCTACCAAAAATGAAAAGCCTCTCTGGAGAGACGTATCATTCTGTTGTATTTGGATATGGTGATAAAAAGGAATTAAATGCTTTTTTATCCAATAGAGAAGAGCCATATCCTTTAATATGGTTATTATATCCATATAGTGAAAATCATCAAAAAACTAAAGTTGTTGTTGATGGTGCTGTTTTTATATTAGCTGTTAGCACAAATTCTTCTATGCAAAATTATGAAAGGTTAAAAGTTACATTTGGTAAAATTTTAATTCCGCTTTTTAACAACTTTAGACTCCTGTTTAGGAGGTCAAACATAGTTAACTTTGAAGAGGATTTTATTATTCAAAAACATCCAAATTATAGTGATTCCGAAGAAGGAGAACAAAACGCAGGTTCTTTTATTTGGGATGCGCTAAGAGTAAGTTTTGATTTTTCACTAAACTCAAGCTGTTATAAGAAATTAAAAATATAGAACATGGCAAAAAAGAAATACAAAGGGAAATTTATAAAAGAGTTTATTACTCAGAAACAGACATATAAGCCAGGAGATAGTTATGAAACTGAATCCGAAAAGGCATACGAATATTTACTTAACTTAAAAATTATAGAAAAATGAGCATTCAAACAATAGCAGACAAAAAGGCTTGTAGCGGTGCTGGCTCAGCTAATACTGGTAAACTTGGTTGTTTATCTCTATTTGGAGAGCCTGCTCACCTATTAGCTTTAAACAAAGGAACTGTAATTCAAGCTACAGATGACTTTGATATTAGCTTTCTTCAGCCATTAATTCAAAAGGGAACTATTATCCCTCTTATTGATGCGAGTGCTTTTGAAGATTTATCTGCAGAAGATACTTATTCAACTGGAACTGGAGGGGTTAAACGACTAAACTTAAAAGGTCTGCCCGAATACAAACTAATGTTTGAGGAAGGGCATGAATTTTACAGAGAACTTGCTAAAATAGAGTCTTTTAAAAGTTATGACTTTATTATTGGTGACGATGAAGGAAACTGGCTTCTTGCTAAAACATCTGATGGGAATTTTAAAGGATTTACAGCTGGGCACGTTACCCCAGAACTTACAAAGCGTAAGGTTTCTGGTGGGGATGCAGAGTCTAAATCTTTATTAGTACAATTCCTAGATAGGCTACAATGGGATAAAAATTATGGTATTTTACATATAGAACAACTTGATTTTACACCTCAAGAAGTTCCTACTGTAAATGGTGTTGTTTTTGCTTATACGGCTGCGCCAGCAGATTTAGATACAACAGTTAAAGTTTCTGTTGTTTTGGCTTCAGACAACTCAACTCCTGTTGAAGGATTGCTTTTAGCTAATTTCATTGTAAAGGTTGATGGCTCTACTGTTGTAATAAGTGGGGTTGTTGAAGATACTCCTGGTAATTATACAATTACAATTCCAGCTCTTGCAGCTGGAGAAGTTGTTGTTACTGACGTATGGGACAACTCTTTAAATGTAGATGTCACAAGCCTTGCAGGGGTTTTGTATAGAGGTGAAGAAGTAAGTGCTACGGTAGTATAGTTTATTATTACCGCCCATTTTTTAGGGCGGTAATTTTCCTATTTATTTATGAAATTAAATGCTTTTATAATGAAGCTACGTAATTTTGATAGCGTACTTCAAAAAGAAATAAATGAACAATTTAGAAAAGAGCAGTCTAGATTGTTATTTAGTGTAAAGCAAAGATTTTATCAAAAGGGAATAGATGGACGTGGTAAGTCTCTAGGGAAATACGCCCCCTCTACAATAAAAAAGAAAAAGAAAAGCGCATTTACTAGAGTTTCTCATGTTACTTTAAGAGATTCTGGTGGGTGGTATTCTAATTTATTTACTAAATTTGAGACAAATACCCTTCTTTTAGACAATAAAGATAAAGCCCTGACAAAAAAACTTATAGAGGGCGAGGGAAAACACTTCGGAGGTTATGGAGAGGGTATTTTAGAATTTTCACAAGACGAAATAACATCGATAGAAACAACCTTAGCTAGAGTTAGCAACATAGTCTCTAAAGAATTTAATGAAAATATCGATATTGAAATAAGGTTATGACATACTACCAAAGCTGCTCAACTATCCCAATATATAACTTTACCCTTCTTTTAGCTACAAAAAAACTTACATACTTAATAGAGGACTTTGAAAAAAAAACAAATGCTGAGCTAGAGATTCTAGGCTTTAAACATAAGAGAAAATTAAAATTAGCATTTGAAAATATATTCTCAGAGTATGAAAAAGTTATTTTCGATAAAGCAGAATTAAAAAAAACAAAGCTAGAGGCTGAAATAATATACCTAGCTGGAAAGGTTGATATTGCTCAAAAAATATTCAATTTATATGAAGAATATGGATATGTAGAACATCTATCTTTATTAAATGATATAGGTATAAAGTTTAGTAGTGACATAGATATAAGCCCACAAATTACAAGGATAAAGAGCAATATTTCTGGTTTAAAAAACAAGCTTAACATAAAAACGATTAGATTTGAAAAAAAATATAATGTAGAGCTAGATAACAACAATAATGATGACGAGCCAATAACTATACTAACAAAGCTAGATAAGAAGGCATTAATACTCTCTAAAAACCTTGAGTTAGGGTACTCTATAAATGTTAAGAAATGCTCAGTTATAACATGGAATAACTACGAAAAACTAGATAAAGAACAATTTGAAATAAGACAGAAAAATGGGAAAAGCCCATATTAGCACAGAGGAAGCAGTACAAGAAGTACGCAAATTAATTAATGAATTATCTGAACTAAACACTGTTATAGGCAAGGTTTCAAAAGCAGATGGCAAATCCTTTAATGCTTTAAAAACTCAAATTCAAGGGCTAAGAAATGCTATATCAAATATAGATGGTAAGATAAAAACCCTTAATTCTGCTTTATCAAAAAACACTACACAATTAAAAGGAAATACGGTTGCGGTAAAAAGCAATACAACAGCCGTTAATACCCTTACTCCAGCAATAGAGAAATCAACTACTGCTCAAACAAAAAACACAAGAAGTATTGTTAAGGCGACAAGAAGCACAAAACAATTATTTACTGGAATAAGGTCTTTGGCTGGTGCTTTAGGATATGGAGGTCTTGCTGCTATTATTGTCCAAACTATTAGAAGCATTGTAAACCTTACAATACAGTTTCAGTCTTTAAACTATGCTCTAGAACAAACAAGCCAGTCTTTGTTTGAAACAGGAAGGTCTTGGCAATTTTTAACAGAGCTAAACGATAAGTATGGGGCTTCTTTAATTTCAACGACTCAAAGGTGGTTGAAGTTTAGAACTGCAGCAAGACAATCTGGACTTACTCTCTTAGAAACTAAAAACATATTTGAATCCGTAACAAAAGCTAGTGCCGTTCTTGGTTTACGAACCGATGAATTAACTGGTGTTTATTTAGCACTAGAGCAAATGCTTTCTAAAGGAAAGGTTACAACAGAAGAACTGCGTAGACAGTTGGGTGAGCGTCTTCCTGGGGCTATGGGTATTATGGCTCAAGCAATGGGAGTTACTATACCTCAACTGGACAAGATGATGAAAAAAGGAGAGGTTCTTTCTGCTGAGGTTCTTCCCAAGTTTGCAGATGAGCTTGAAAAAGCTTATGGTATTGAAAGTTTAGAAAGTGTTGAAAATCTATCTGTTGCGATAGGAAAATTGGAAGGACAGTGGCAGCAATTAGTAAGAGCAATATCAGAAGGAGATAGTGTTCTATCTAAGACAATAGGTGGTTTACTAGCTTTCGCAGAGAAATATTTAGAAGTTTTAACTCAGTTATTTGAAAGTTCTCAGCAAAAAGCAACTAGAATTTCTGGGCTATACTCAAAAGAAGTAACGGCTGAATTAAAAAAGGCAGCCGAAGAAGTAGTTCAGGCTAATAAAAAGTTTTCTGGTTCTTTAGACGACATCAACTCTCGTATGCAAAAAGCCAGAAAAGCCATGGGACAACTTACGGAAGAGGGTAAACAGGGTTCAAAAGAATACAAAAAACAAGAAACTATACTATCTGGATTAAGAGATGAGTATTACAAGTTAGAAAAAGCAATAGGGGAGGTTATGAAGCTTCAGGCTAGTGCTAGAATAGAAGAAGAAACAAAAATACTTGAAAACGCCAAAAAAGACTTTATAGAGGCAGGAGGGAATGACGCAGACCTATTAAGCTCTCTTCAGGCTGCATTTAGTGCTAGTGGATTAGGAGTTGTTGTAAATACAATAGATGCTGTTGAGAAATTAGGAGATACCTCAGAAGAAACATATCAAAAAATTATAGGAAGCTTAAGTTATGTTGAAAGAAGATACTTTAAACAGATTGAGCTAGTAGCACAATTAAGAGAGTTGGTAGAGTCTGGGGTATCTGTTACACCCTTAGATATTGGTGGTTCTAGTGGAAGCGAAAGAGCTATTAAGTATGCGGTTGAATTTACAGAGACAAATAGATTATTAATAGCTCAGCTAAAAGAAAGAATAAAGATAAACAAACAATTAAGTGAGGTAGAACATTCTGGGGGAAGACAAAGAGAAGAGCTTTTAACATCAACTATTAACTCATTAGCACTTGTAGCATTTTATGAAAAACAAGACAGAGACAATGCGATTGCCGATGCCGAAGAAAAAGAAATTGCCAAATGGAGAGCTGTTTTATCTAGGTTCGATGAAGGTTCTGAGAGATATAAAAAGCAACACGAGCAATATTTAATTGCGGTTAAAGCAGCTAAAGATAAGGCTGATGAGGAATATTTGTTAAGTGAGCAAAAATATCAATCAGATATAAATACAGTAAATGAATTTGCTAGAGTTGAGCAGCTTAGAAATATTGAAAAAGACTTTGCATTAAGAAAAATAATATTAGACAAAGAAAGAGATGAGGCGTTAAGAAATCAACAAGACGTAATAGAAGCGACTGCCGAAGGAAGCTCCAATGAAGTTGAAGCACTTAGGGAGTTAGAGAGAATCAGAATCAAGTTTTTTAATAAAGAAATATCAAGACAGATAGCCTTATTAAAAGCAAAAAAAGCATTAGCTAACACAGATTCAGAAAGAGCAGCTTTTGATGCTTTAATAAAAAGTCTTGAGAATACCATAGAAACTTATGATTCTTTAGAAGACAACCTATATACTGGCGAGGGTGCTTGGCAAAATTGGGCTAAAGAAGCGATAAAAGCTATATCTGCAATTTCTGATTTAGCCTCTGTTATTTTCGATAGGAGAATAGCTGAGATAGATGCTGAGATAGCTAAAGAAGAAGAAAAATATGACAGGTTAATAGAGTTGGCTCAAAACGACGAAGCGGAAAGAGCAGCTTTAGAAAGAAACAAAGAAGCTAGAATAAAGCAGCTTGAGGAAAAAAGAAAGAAAGAAAGACAAAAGCAGGCTAAGATAGAAAAAGCAGCAGCGTTAGCTCAAGCAGCAATAAATGGAGCTTTAGCTGTATCATTTGCTTTAGCAACACCACCACCAACAAATTTGATTTTGGCAAAAATTGTAGGAACTTTAGCTGCTATTGAACTAGCTACAATCGCATTACAACCAATACCTCAATTTGCAGAAGGAGTAGATAATCTTTTGAAAGACACGTTAGGTCTTATAAACGATGGCGGTGCTCAAGAATATATAGAAAGAGGTGGTAAAATTTTAACTACCGAAAAAGAAAACGCAGTCGTACCACTTAAAAAAGGAGACACTATTTATAAGAATTTTGAAGATATGGCTAGAAGGTCTATGTTGGTTAACCTATATACGGATGGAAAACAGTTGTCTAATAATGATTATACATCTCTATTAGATAAAGTTGAGGGGTCTATTTATAATGGGTTTAAAAAATCCAAAATAAATAACAAAATATCAATATTAAATGAATACAATCCTTATCGGGATGAAATGTCTTACTGGAATTAATGGCCGATGTAAATCTATATCAAAGTGACTTTATTGGGTTTTCTTTAAAATCCGACACATCTCCTTCTTTAGAGCTAAGTATAGAGCCAATAGGATGGAGAGATGATGAGCTTGAGGTTGTTAGAAATAAAAACTATCACGGCGTATTTACTCAATTTACAAATGCACTATCTTTTGTTGGAGAAGCAAAAGACTATATATATTACAACTATGAGGTAGGTGGTGTTAATGCTAATTTATACTTAACCAAATATGAATTAGAAAATATTGATGGAGTAATAAAGCCTCAGTTAAAATATATAGGACTAGCTGATTATAAAACAATGAAAATTAAAGATGGAAAGCTATCTATAAACTTCAACTCTAATCAGCTTGAGGAGTTAATAAAATCACATGAAACAGATGAGTTTGAACTAGAGAGATCAGATAGTATTGATGGCAAAGATATTGGTGTTGGCTTCTTTAATACGATGACGATAGACGGAAGAGATATTATTGCGTCTGGAGAAAGTATAGTTAGAAACCCAAATACACTATATACAAACGATAGAAGAATTACAATACCAACTGAAATTGTAGCTCAAGGTCCAGCTAGGCACTCATCAGTTGATTTATATGAATTTCCTGGAGAAGATGGTGCTGTTGGTGGAGATTTACCAACCTATATGTTTTTTGTAGATAGTGTTGCTGCTGGTGAGAATGTTGATATAGAAGTAAATTATCATATAGTTTTTAGAAAATTCAATATAGGAGATGTTGATGTTATTATTAGAAAGTATAAGTATGACGGAGTAGATACGTACAACCTTGTAGACGAAACAACAGTATATACAGCGACGTCAAGTAATGTTGTAAATGAATTTTCTGGAGTTTTTGAAGACAACTTAGAATATGATGAGGGGCTAGTTTTCTTATTTAGAAATCAAGCTGCTACAAATTTATTTATCGACTGTGAAAAGCACACTCTTCAAGTTAATACTGTTGAGTTTTTTGAGCCTTCCGTTGGCGTTAGATGTTCTTTTGTTGTAAGAGCATTAGAGAGATTAATGCAAATAATCACAGGTAGGAATAATGCATTTTATTCTAAATTATTTGGAAATCTAGAGGCTGGTTATGTTCAAGATGGAGAGTTTGGTTTAGTAGCCTTAACGTGTGGTTTTTGGATAAGAATGTTTAATCCAAATTCAGAGAAATATAAATCTATGCAGCTTTCTCTAAAGAAAACATTAGAATCTTTACATGCTGTTTTTTGTACTGGAGTCGGGGTTGAGTTTGTTGGATTTGAGCAAAGGCTTCGTGTTGAAAAGCTAAGTTATTTTTATCAAGACGAAACAGTAGTAAGACTTCCAATACCAGTAAACACAGAGGTAAAGGTTGAAAAAAACTTACTATATAGTGGGATAGAGATAGGATATAATAAAGGAGGGGATTATGAGAACGAAATAGGTCTTGATGAGCCAAATACAAAAACAAGCTTTGTAACACCTATTAGAAAGTCTAATGAAAAATATAACAAGTTATCTGATATTAGGGCAGACGAATACGGTCTTGAAATAATTAGAAGAAAACCACAGTCTGCTTATCCAAATGAAGATACATCTGGCGATTCTCATAATTGGTTTGTAGATTTGAAACGAACAAGTGGTATTAGGTACGCTCAGAAAATATGGAGCGATAGGCTACAACATCTACCTAGCGGTATATTAAGCCCAGGAACATTTAAAAGTATGCTTTTCACTCCGCTTAGAATGTTGTTAAGACATGGGTTTGTTTTACGTTCTTGCTTAGAAAACTCTATTGACTTAACAAAAAAAATAAAAAACATAGGCTCAGTAGCTAACTCAACTCTTGGAATGCACTTTATTGGAGAATCAGCAGAGTTGCTTGAAGAGCAGGATGTAGATGTTAATTCTTTAGAAAGGGCTAGATTTCTTCCTGAAATTGTATCTTTTCAACACCCAGTAGATAGTAGTCTTATGAAAGAAATATTAAACACAACTCCAAAATTAATTAATGGTTCTTGGGAAAAAGTGCCAAATACTTATTTTAAAATGGAATGGACTAATGCCGAAACTGGAGAAATAGAAAGGGGATATCTAATGAGTTTAAAACCAAAAAACTCAGGCAAGTTTGAGTTTATAAGAGCAAATGAAAAAATTATAAATATTTAATATGGCTTCAAAAATAACATTCTTATTTGATTCTGATATTTCTGCAGATGAAGCTGTTGGTTTTACAAGAACACTATACGACGATACAAACCCAGTAGAAGAAAAAGAAACTTTTATTAGTGGTACTAGAGCTAAGACAGGTAATATAGGAATACCAACACCGACAGCTATACCAGGCGAAGCCTCAGCAATAGAGTTTGCTAAGTTTTTTGCTAATGATTTTAATTCTTTTGGATTATATGATATAACAATAACATCTAATGAGGTTGTTATTGAGTTTCTTGGCGATAATATATGGAAGTTTGGTAGCTACGAAGATGCAAACGGAGCTGTTACCGTTACTATCGCAAATGATACCGAAGAAACATACGAACTAGTAACAGCTGGTGCGGCGGTTTCTCAACCAACACCATGCTCTTTTATAAGGTATTCAATAGAAACGACAGAGACAACAGATGAGTATAAAATAAATAATGGCTCGTGGGTAACGGTAAATGCTACAAATTTTGATGTAGACCTTCAAAGGGGAATACCCATAGTTGTTTATATGAGAAAGGGGTCTGTTAATATTCAGTACCCAACACCATTAGCAAATAAGCTTTTCTTTGCTTCTTTATCAGAAAACTCATTAACGTTTCAATCGTATCCATCTATAAACGGAACTGTTATTAATGTTCTTTTTGACCCATACGGAGGCTCAGACGCTAGTTACAACCCACCAGAAAACCCAGCCCTTGTATTAGAGTATAGTTTAGATGATTCAATATGGCAGTCTGGAAGTCAGTTTGAAGGATTATCAGACGGAAACTATACGGTATATGTAAGAGATCAGTTTGGCTGTAAAATATCAAAAGATATTACAGTAAGTGAAAGTGGGTTAAGGACTCCTATCGTATATATATCAAAAGCCAATTCAGTAACTTTCGTAGAACCAGAAGCCACAGATGATAACGATGTAATGAAGAATGATAAAAATTCTCATTCATTTAACTATTTGAGGTCTATTCAAAATGTATATAGTTGTGAAAAAATACTTTATAATTTAACCGATCAGATAACAATACAGTTTAAATCTAATTATGACAATATATCTGCTTTTATAAGAACGCTTGAAAGCGATGGTAGTACATCAGAAACAGAATTGACAATAGAGCAACAGTCTTCTAATTTATCTAGATATGGCTCTCACGACGCCTGGTTATATGACTACGGAACTGGTTATGCTGGTTTATATTTTACAACAGGAAATATATATAACGAAGCAGACTTAGTTATAGGTACTCACTCATTCAATGGGAATATTCCAGAATATGGAATAGTCGGTCAATACGTTAGAGTTATGGGGCATGGAATATATGAGATAGTTGATATTGTATATGATTCTACAATACAGAAGCGAGTTATTGTTATAAATTATAATTTTTCAGGAATACTTCAGGAAGTTCAAATAAAGAGTTTATATGATTTATTGAACTACGAGGTATATCATGTTACTATTTCCTTTGCTTCTCATGGGATAGGTATTCATGATTTATATATTGATTTTTCTGATTCAAATTATGACCAAAGGATTCTTCAGTCAGAAAATATTTATGTGGAAACACTACAAGAGGACTGTCTTCTTATTGAGTATTATAATACAAACAATAGGGATATATTTTATGATTACGGAATAAAACATTTTATTCGTGTTCCATTTACGAATATAAAGCCATATATAAAAGATGAGTCAGAAAACAACGTAGGAGATAGCTCTGTTCAGTTAGTCTCCTCTATACTAACAGATGGAAATACATTTGTCTTTGACTATATGACTAGAGATATGCTATATAAAGTTATGATAGCCTTATCTTGTGAATATCTTTTTGTAAATCAAGAGGGGTATATTAAAGATGGTAATTTTGAGATTGAGGAGGTAGAGAACACAAATCTATCTAAGTTAACTGTAAATCTTCTTAAGACAAATGAGTATATTACAAACAGAAACGCATTAACGACTCTTTCTAGTACAAGCGACCAGGCATTTACCGAAGGTCTTATTATAGTTAATGGAAGTTATTTAAAAATATAAAAGATGAGTTCGTATCAACAACAAGTAAAAGATAACACATCAGCAATTAGGTCTTTAGTAGAGAACTCTAAAGAAATAAATGATTTAGTAGAAAAAATTACTGGTATATCACAGGGAGACTATATACCTATATATGATTCTTCTTCTGGTCAAACTAGAAAAATAGATGCTTATAATCTATCTGTTACTATTACACCAGAAGGAATATTTAATACTTTGTCTGATTTGAGGGCTATGCCTTTAAATACTGTTTCTGTTGATTCTTTTGTAAAAACATACTCATATACTAATGATTCTTCCGACGGTGGAGCTATATATCAAAGAGTTAGTTCTAATCCTGGGGCTGATAATGGGGCTGATATTATTCATACAACTGCTGGGGAGTATTTTTTATTAAGGGCAAATATTGTAAACCCGATAATGTTCGGGGCGGCTGGAGATGGTGTAACAGACGATAAATCTTCTCTCCAAAAAATGTTTGACTACGCAGCTTCTAATAATGTATCGGTAAGTATGCTTAATAAGTCATATTATATTTCTAATACTATTAATATTTCAGGACAATTAAGGGTTCGTGGGGATAGGTGTACTATTATTACTAATTCGGCGTTTGATGTATTTACAAGTACGTGTACTTATTTCTATGGCGAGCATTTTTTATTTACACCAAGTACCTATGCTTCGTTTTTTAAACAAGATAGTGATTTTGAAAAAATAATTATAAATAAGACAGAATTTGATGGAGTTGCAGACGAATTAAACAATTATCTATTGGAGTTATCTGATGATATCGCTGGCAGCGAAATATCATTAAGCGTAAACAGTCTTACTAATTGCGTTTTAATTTTTGGAGATAGCAATACCTCAGATAGTGTTATAAAAGAATTGAACGTCTACAAAAACACTTCAACAACTCCTCCTAGATGGTTTGTTCGGGCTTTGTCTAGTGGTTCACAGGTTACTTTTACAAATATAAATGCTTATTCAAATTCAGTAGAAGGAATTAACCAAAACGTTACAGACAAGTCTAATTCTGCTAGAATGTTTCAAGCACAGTGTACAGGACTCTTAAATATACACTACAACTTGTTGGATGGGGCTGAAACTACCTTAGCTGGTAACTTTGTATATATTTCTGGAGGAACTTTAAAATGCGGAAATAACTCTGTATATAATGTTCAAGGAACTGATAATACAGCTATTATAGATGATAAAGGAAGCTATATTTCTGGTCAGACTTGGCATATATATAACAACAACTTTGATTTTAGCGGTATAGTCGATGCTAATAGAACTCAAGCGGTAATTAGACTCCTTAATCAACAAGATGTTCTTATAGACGGAAACACTTATAGAGGATTAAAAAGCTATGCTTCTTGGATTTATCAATCCGTAGATAACGGAGAATGGCCAGAAAATATAGTTATTCAAAATGAGGTTATTTACGATACCGAGTGGCCTATTGTATATGGATTGTTTCAACCATTAAAAAATATTACGATTAGAAACAATACTGTATATAGTATGAACAACGTAGAGGCACACTCAGAAATGGGATTAAGTCATAACAGACTTGTTGCGCTGTACACTACTATAAGCAGTGACTCTTTGGATAATATAAATATTTATGGTAACGATATATATCAAGTAACTGGTAGATTTTACCTTTTCTCTTCATATATAAACGCAGTAGTTACTACTGGAAGTATTAATAATGTTAAAGTTGGTAGGAATAATATAATGGGCTCTATTAGTGGCTCTGGTAATGCTATTGGATATTACCTAACTCAAACAGATAAAATGACAGGCTTTGTTGTTTATAACAATATTGGAGTTAGTGGGATGCAAGTCTCTGAAACAAATGGAGCAACAGCCCTTCCGTCAGATTTAATTTTATTTGATAATATTATACCAGATACTACGTCTCCAAGATATACATATAAAGAGATTGAAATTGGAGATTGGACTATGGATGATACAAAAACTAAAAACGTAGCTCATGGACTTAATTCAAATGAGTGGCCTACTATTAGGGATGTTCAGGTTATAATAAGAGACGATGTTCCAGTTGCTTTGTATGATTTCAAATCATCACAATTAGGCTCTATTACAGACACCGAAGTTATAGATCAGGGAATAACAATAAATAGTACTAACTTTGTGTTAACGAGACAAGATGATGGAGAGTTTGACGAAACTCAATTTAACAGCTCTTCTTATAATAGAGGCTGGATAACATTTAAGTATAAAATAAGAGATTAATTATGGTGCGAAAAGACTTAGAAGATAGAATAAATGGAGATACATTTGAGAAAGTTGTTTTTTCTTTTTACGGTGAAACATCAGAGACGTATATTGATTTAACTGGAGCAACCGCAACATGTCAATTTAGAAGAGATAGTCAAAACGGTGATATACAGACCGAGCTAACTATTGGAAGTGGTTTAACGTTATCTGACGCCGAAGGAGGTAAATTAGAAATAGACCAAATAGATGTTTTGGACTGGCCACCTGGTATATATTATTATGATATAGAGATTTTATTGTCAGACGGAAGAACAAAAACATACGTTGGAGGTACTGTAAATGTACTTAACTCAACAACAAAAAAGTAATGGAGAATATATTGGTAACGGTAATACACAAGAAATAGTATCATTACAAGTAAAATCAACAGCTGATTTAGAAAACTCTGTTTTTTCTGTATTCGGACGTAATGGAAATATAGTAGCTTCTAGCGGAGACTATAACTCAGACCAAATAACAGAGGGTTCTACAAATAAATATTTATCTAGCGCAGATAAAACAAAACTAGATGGTATAGAAAGTGGTGCTACCTCAGACCAAACAGACGAAGAAATTGAGACTGCTTACAACAATCAAGTAGAAGTTGTCTCTCAGGTTGATGCGGAAGCTGGAGTATCTACCGATATTAAAAGATGGAATCCACTTCGTATTGCTCAAGCAATAGCAGCTCTTTCTGGTGGAGGAGGAGGCGGTGGAGATGCTTTAGAAATAAATAGCGACGGACAAGTAAACACAGGAACAACTTTTACAAATTGGTACGATAGAGTATATGGAGATTCTGGATATTCTGATTTACTATCTGTATTTCAGCATGGAAACACATCTTCTGTAAAAGTTTACGATGGATTTGTAGCTCCCTGGGATTGTAGGTTAGTTAGGGTTGATGTTGTTTTGCCAGACCCATATATAAGGTCTGGTTCTGCTCAAATATATTTAGGAATAGGGAAGCATTATAAGAACCCAGGAACTATAAATAGCGTTACAGGAGCATCTATATTGTTAGACTCTAAGTATATACCGAAAGGCTCATATTCTTATGGAAGGCAAGTAATAACAAGTGGTTTTGAAGACGTTGTTATAAATGCTGGAGATAGTGTTGGATGGGTTCATAAAGGACAATCAAGACGAATGATTGTTCAGATGACTTTTAGGAAAGAATAAATTTATATGTTTATGAGAATATTATTTTTTTTAATACCATTTATAGGCTTCTCGCAAACCTATTTTATCCAGTACTCACAGGATATGAAAATGGCGGTATCTGGTCCATACGCAGGTAAACCCAACGATATAGGCACTACTTACAACGCTGAACTATCCATAGGGTGGGAAAAGGAGAAAGGTAACAACGGTTATAGGGTAGCTCACAGGGTAGAGATACACCCTGCTATTGATTATACTAAAGCCACTTGGTTAGAGTTGGCTTACAAGCGTAAAATATCGGTGTTAGACTGTTACGCAGGAGTGGAAACCTTCACGATTTACCGCAAAGACCCGAACTACGATTACACCAATCCCTACCACTATAAAAAGTACTCTAATTCTACCCTAATGGTGGGGTTGAACTTCGAGATACAATACATGGTAACGGAATATCTCGGAGTAGGTGTTAATTATAATATATTTCAGGCAGAGGGGATATTACGAGAAGACAATAAGAAAACACGAACCGATACAATGATATCAATAATAGGAAAGATATGAAAGCTATAATGTCAATATCAGTACAAATATTATTAATTGGTATATTAGCATGTACTTTACAAGCGTTAACAATTATGTATTTTGGAATGAGATGGAAATACGATTCGGCAACAGTCCTTGCTTTAGCTCAGTTGGTTGGAGGTACTTTTGCTGGTGGTTTTAGCGGTCTAGTTATTGCCAGAAAGGGTCGTGATATAGTTCAATCCAATAAAGGTTATTATTATGATGAAAAAGAAAAAACAACTAAAAAAGTAGAATAATAATTGCAGGATATGAATAAGGAAAATCAAGAGCTGCTAGAGGCTATAAAAGCACTCAACCCCAAAAAGGGAGATGCAAGTAAACTTTTAGAAGGTGCTTCAAAAGCAGCATCTGCTCTTTCTATCGCTGCTATTATGTGGATTTTTAATACAACAAACGTAGTTAAACAGGAAGTTTCAAATATAAAAATAGGTAATGAAATTGAAAATAGATACACAAAAGAGTCTTTTGACAAAATAAATAAATTCATAGAAGAGCCTAGATTTACAAAAGAACATTTCGACACTAAAATTGAACCACTAATTAAACAAATCAACTCAAATACAGCTGAGTTAAATTTAAGAAGTGATTTATTTAAAGAATTAACAGAGGGTCAGATAAAACACGAAGTTCGGCTCAAACAAATTGAAACTATGTTATTGTCTTTAAAAACACAATAAATAATGTTAAAAAACGATATAATGAAAAGAATCAAGGTTTCTGAAAATTTCTATTTAGATGAGTTTGTAGACCCTTACACTTATTTTTATACAAACGGAGGTGGTATAAACCTTATAGACCATAGATTATTTGAAATAGCTCAACTACTAAGAGATAAATATGGTAAAGGCATACGAATTAACAACTGGTGGTGGTATTATCAAAAATATAAACTAGAGTGGCCTCTTATGAAAATAGTAAGGTCAATAGAGAAATCCTCTTCTTGCTCAAAGTGGTCTGGAATAAGAACAGATAGAACCTCTATCGGAAGTTCTAAATCTGCTCATAGACTAACTGGTAAAAAAGGCAATTCTATTGAAGGAAAAGGACAGGCAATAGACCCGAAAGGAAATCAGATTATATTTATGAATATAGTTAGGGAAAATGCTAAAGAATTTTATTCTCTTGGATTAAGAAGGCTTGAAGATATATCTATAACTAAAGGATGGCTTCACATGGACACGTTAGAATATAATACAGAACCTAACTCTATACGAGTTGTAGACTTAACTAAATGTACGGAGGTAATAAGATGGACGATATAACTAAAATAAACAAATCAAAGCAAATTCAATGGTTGTTAATCGCTCTAATGATTGTTGTTTTTTTAGGAAGTATTGGGGGTGGTATAGGTCTTACATCAAAATATTATAAGAATAAAAACCAGACACTTGACTCAATATTAAAATCCAAAGACTCTATAATAAAGAGCCATGAGAATATATTAGCCGAGTCAGAAAAATATATATATGAACTAGACACTTTGGTAAACTCTTTAGAGTCATTAAATAGAAACAGAAAAAATGAAATTCGTTGGAAAGAGACTATTATTTTTATCGATGTTGATTCTTCTTACATTAACAACGCAAAGCGTATCGCAGATAGTGTTGATAGATTCTATAACAGAAAAAACAACTTTAGATAAAAAAGCTACTGTCGCAATAGGAAATCAGCTTAGGGAGGGTTCTGAGTATCGTAAGCTGTTTTTAGAGCAGTCTTCGCTAGTAGATAGCTTAATTAAGGAAAATGCTCTTAGAGCTGAAAAAAACAGGGAATACAGGGATGTTTCTATCCCATCATTACATAGAATTATAAAAGAGGAAAAAGATAAGAACAGTATTTTAGAAGAAAAAAATGAATTAGATAGGGTTTTTTATAAGTCAAAAATTAAAAAAAAGAATGGTAACTTCTTTAAGGGTCTTGGAATAGGTGCTGTTCTAGCCTTTCTTTTTACTGTTGTTTTTGGAGGTTAGTGGGGGTTCGGTTTTTTGCAATTCTTTTTCTTCTTCTGCTTTAATATATTTTTTTGCGTAAAAAATATAAGTCTTTTCTTGAGCAATGATAGCCTCTTTGTTGTTTTTAAGCCTTTTATCAAAGGTATATATTTTATCCTTTATTGATACCTCTATTTTAAATCCTAAGCCCTTAGAAAGTACGATTGGGTAGCATTTCGTGTTGTTTTTTAAACAAACAGATATTGCTTTGTTTATATCTATTTCAACGTTGTTTTTTTTATTCTCCATCGGCTTCTAATATAATAGACTCTATGTATTTAATAAATTGAGTGCTATCCTTTATTATAGAATACTCAAAACCATGTTTCTCAACTAAGTTTTGCCAGTATAGTTGGTCTTTGCTCTGTCTACCCTCCTCTGTTTTAAGCTCTATTAAATATATTTTTTTATTCCATAATAGTATATAATCACAAACACCACGAAAAACTCCCATTGACTTAAATTTAGCTCCTTCTCTAGCATCTCTTGCTCCTCCGTTCGGAACATGAAACAATAATCCACGATATTGAGGATATTTATTATGAAAGGATAAATAACATTCTTGAGATAACCTATCTTCTGACATATATAAGATTATTTAATATTATTAGTGTTTTTTATTCCCATATAGTATTTACGGCTTTATTTCGAGTTTCTTCATCTTTATGATAATAAACTGTAAACCCAGTAAGTTCGTTATTTGGATAATTGACACCAGTAAGTTCAGTCTCTGGAAATTCTACACTAAAGTTTTCGGCTGACCCATCTACTCCTTCAACTAAATGGATTATAGTTCTTCCTAATCCATCAATAGTTAATCCTCCATTTTTGTTTTTAGTTATTTTCATAATCTTATTCTTTTATGTTTTGTGGGGTGCGGGGTTAGCACCCATTTAAAGTGCGTTTATTTTCCATAGTAATTTCTTTGGGTAAAAGAACTTAAAATGCGTTTGAGCTTCATCAATTGTTCTTGCTTTTATCTCACATCTTTGCTTTACGTTTCCTGTATGGTTGTAGTAAATACATTCAAATAAACGTGTTCTAACACCGCTTATGCATAATTGCTCTTGTAATTGTTTCATGACTGTTCATCTTTTTTTGATTAAATTAATTGTCCTTCTAATGATGGTTCGCCTGCGTCAGTAGCCATATCCTTTGTTATCCTCATTTGAGTTTGTTGGCGAATACAGCAGTCTCCGTGTGTTTTATGGGTTCGATAATCCCCATAGGTTTCAATTATATTCACGGCTTTCTTAAAAGCATTATCGCTAAGAGTATATCCGTTTTTATCTGTGGGTGTCCCGCACCATCCACATCTGTATATTTTACTATTCATCTTTCTTTTCTTCTTGTTGGGTGTTTAGGGCTAATTCTACATCTGATAATTCTAATACTTGCCATTTATTTCCGTTTTCATCTATAATATGGTGGGTGTGATGTTTTATTAGTTTTTCTAATTCATCCCTTTGCTGTTGGAGTTGTTCGATTTTTCTTTTTGCTTCATGTAGTTCATCCAAAGCCGTTTGCCAGCTTTCAGTATATTTTACTCGTCCTTTTTCAGCTATATTATACGCTCTATTAAGTTCTTTAGGCGTCATTCCTGATTCGGTAAATTCGTTGAAGGCTTCGGCAATAAAATATGCATTGGCCTGAGCAATCATCCAATTCCGAGTAGTTACATTACATATAGAAACTCCTTGAGGTTGTTTCACCCTATAAAAATCTCCTGTGTGAGTGGTTACATTTTCTACTTCAAAATTTCCTGTTGATATATTCTCTTTATTGATTTTCATAATTATAAAGTGTTTTTTAATCCCTTAACCTCCTGGTTTAACTTATTTACCTCTTTAACTAGTTCATTTATCTTTTTCATTAAACTAAGTTCTGGGCTAAACCCACTGACTTCATAAGTTTTCATTTCTCCTATTTTCATACTTCAAAACGATTAATCGTTCCTTTTGTTCTTTCGTTAATTAATCTATTGCCATACCAATAGTTGTTTTTACATCTACATATTTTCAAAGTGCCAGTTGGTTCGTAGTGTGGTTTAGGTCTTTGGATTCCTCCGCACTTCTTACATTGTGATCTTTTTAGTTTGGTTAGGTCGTAACTCATATCCTGCAGTTTAAATTAATCCCATTGAATTATTGCGTGCGGTTCTTCGGCAATACAAACACCGCCTTTTAGTCCACATTCGGTGCATTTTGCCTCATCCCCATCGTAGACCATATTTTGTGATTCGTCGGTAGTGTTTACTTCAATTGCATCAGACCCACATCCATCACATTCAAAACCAGTTTTAACTCTCCATTGTTTCATATTCTATAATTTTTCTAAGTAGTTGAGTTGTAGGTAGAGCAAGGCTGACCACACTCAATGCAAACATAGTACCTTGTTACATTTCCTTCTGCAAATACTTCTGCGTCGTGGCATATTGACAATGTTTTCATTACCTACAATTTTAATGATTCAATAATTTTCTCAGTTTCTGCTTGTCGTTCAATCACCTGGTCTTTACACGATTCGCATTGTGTAGAACACCCAGTAGTCCAATCGGTGTAACTCTCACAGTAAAAACCGTGATTCATTACCTTGCCTTTATAGCTTGTCATACTACAATAATTTTATACTATATTTCCTCTAGTTTGTATACAGAATGAGTTGTTTCAAAATACCCATTTGAGTCAAGTTCCTTAACAACACGCCTTGTTATAAAAGAACCGCACTGAAATTCTCGCCCTAATACTGGTGGCTCTGGGTCAATTAGTCCTTTAGATACTTTTCCCAGAGGAGTTGGTTTGCTTCCACCAAACTTCTTGTGGCGAGTTTTTATTAATACGTACATTTTCATTTTAATAGCCATCATCCTATATCTTTAATGTTTGGAAATATTAAGTTTCGTATTTGTTCAGACCGTAAATTCTTCCCATCCTCTAATCCCTCAATATATGCTTTATTATATATTTTCTTCCAAAAATCAAATTCAGACTCTGTCTCGTCTATTGTTATATCTCCAAATAAAGGAGTATTTAACACACGGTATCTAAATTCCCTGTCCTTTACTTTTCTAGCATATTTAGATTTACCAGTAATCGTCTTTCGTATATCATCTATTTTTATCATAATCTATTAATTTAATCAGAGTGCGCAGCCTGGTACAAACTCACGGGAGTAATTACCCTTAACTTTTATCCAGGATTTTATAAACCTTTTTCTTTAGTCTTTCAGCTTTAATAAAAAATACCTTTAACATTTAATAAATAAACTTTAATCATTAAGCGTTTAGCTTTGAAGTAATTATAGGCACCGAATGCTCTACCTACTGAGCTAACGCTCCAATATATAAGGAGCGTACTAGAATCGAACTAGTGACACCTCGTTTAGCAAAAGTCTAATTCAATATTTACAGTATTGATTTATTTAAAGTCTTATTTAACCTAATAAGAAAGGAATTACATTTAGAGCCTTCACGCACTCCGATATAATATTGTTATAATTCAATGAACGTTGTTGCGTTAGATTCAGATAAAACAGAATCAATATTGTCTGCGAAGTCGTTTATTTTCTTATCTATCTTACTTATCTCATTAACAACATCTAAGGGGTCTGCTAATCTAACCTTATTGTTTTCAATATATGTTTCCATAATTGCCTCAACCTCATTTTTTTTGAGGTTGTCTTTGTCGCCACCAACAGCTGCCTCACCTAGACTTAATGCGTTTTTATCAACTTTGGTGTTTATTTGCTCTATATTAGATAAAGAGTGGTTATAGGCTTTTGAAATATGATTTCTAAGAAACCTCTTTTGCTCAATTATGTCTTTTATAACAATCGCTTCAGTTACCGTAACTTCATTACCTAATATAACTACCTTAGTTATTGAATTAGATACAGCAATAAGAGACTTTAACATAAACTTCCTATCTATTAAAGCGTCAATAGACTCATAAGAAGATTTAACCTGTTTGTTAAACTCATCTACGGTATGCACCTCGTTTACCTTTTTGTCTTTTTTGTATATTCCAACAGGAGAAAATGCCTCAATCTTTTTTCTTATCCTGTCATCAATAACCTTTAGCTCCGTTAAAGCCCGATGAATCGAAATCTTTGTTTTGCTCATAATATTTAAAATTTAATGGTTTATAATAAAAATCCCTGCTAAGGCTAATCGTATTTAATCCTTGCACGGATTTGGGTCTACGTAACAACATATTACCGTTAAATTTCCTCCTATATTATAAGCGAAAGAACGGTAACATCCTTCGCCATGAGGAACAGAACAGTCGGTATGACTCGGATTACAGTCTTCTAACTTATTTCCAATACCAATATGTCTATTTAGTTTTTGGTTCCAGTATATACCGTAAAGGCTTATTCCATTTTTTTCGGCAATATCCTTTATCTCAGAATAATAAGATAATATCTTGTTTTGCTCATAATAACGCCATAAAGGATTATCGGTAACAATAACACTATTGCTAGGTATATCCCTTAAAGATTGATATATGTTTTCTAGCTCATCTAAATTGCTATTACTATCCTTAGATAGAAGCAAGTCTATTGCTACCTCACTCTCTTGGATGTTCGAGTCTTGTGTGCAGCTTTCTATTGTAAAAATCAAAATAAAAACAGATAAAAAAGCGCAGAGAATAAAAGAATTAATTGGATTTTTCATAATATTTAGAATTAAGTTAATGTTTAATTATTTTAAGTACTGAGAACAGACAAATTTATAAACTGACTTAGCCTGTTCTAGGTTTTTTGTTGCATAAGGCTCAAATAACCAGCCCTCTCTAGGAAAAGAAAAATTCCAGTCCAAACGAACCCTACGAACATCTATTAAAAACCATAGAAAACGAACCTTCATAGTAGCAAAAATAGTATATTCTTTCTTTGCTTTACTACCAGATAGGCTTTTAACTTCCTTTATTCTTATTTCTGAAATACTATATCTTATCATATAGAAATTATTAAGAATTGTCCTTTAACAATATGTCAATTAATCGATTAACAGCTCCTTTATAAGAAATATCGTTCTCAACACAAAAAACACGTAACTTCTTTACCTTATTAATTGGTATATTGATATTTAACTGTACCTCCTTTGACTTATCCCTACTTGCTTCAGACCGACGAGGTACATCTTTAAAATCTTCAATATTTATCTTTGACTTAAATGGCATAATATATATTTTATTATTATAATACCTTCAAACCTACAAATTCCCTTCTTTACTTCAAAATCCTAATGTATCTTTTTTCTACCGCCAATGGAAAAAAAGAACTCGATAAGATTATATGGGCATATCAAAAAATAACTCACAAAAGAGAACATTGACAGCGATGGATGAAAGTTAAACAGCGATGATAACACAAGAAAATAACAGCAAATGCTAATGTTACACCTTATTCCCACAAAAAACCACAAGAACAACAGGAAAAGTGGCCATTATCCCACGCAACCGTGCTGGACAACACAAAAACATAACCAAAATTTGTAACAAAAAAACAGGTTTGTAACACGCAACTCCCTAAAAAACAACCACGTAACTTTTTGTTACATGTTACACCCAAATCGTAACCTCCGCTATAACTCCCACAAAGAGAGTTTCTATCTATTTATTATTTAAAAAATGTAACAAAGTAACAATATATAGATAAACCACCGTAAACACTACTCACTAACCTGTTACAAATCTGTTACAAACCTGTTACAATTAATATAACAATGGAATGTCTCCCCGAAATGGGCGATTCGTGCCTATGATTCAAAAATGGGGCATTTGCAGGAGTATAGCCCGACCCCCCCCCTCCCTATTTTTTAACATAAAAATCCCCGTCTAATTAAAGACAGGGATATATTGTATTTGAGTTGTTTTAAGCCGTTATAATATTGGCAACTATATCGATTGTAAAGACTATTAAAGAAGTCGCTAATAAGGAAGCGTTAAACGCTATTAAGGCTAGGTATACTTTTTCTTTCTTGGTTAAAATTGAGTTTTTCATAATATTTGGGTTTTAAAGCCCCTGACGAGTTGTGCCAGGGGCGGTTACTTGTTTCTATTTACGCTGGAGTTTGTTCGGTTGTGGTTTCCTCTTTTTTCTCCTCAGTTTTTGGGTTTTGGAGTCTTTGAAGAAACTCAGGATTTACGGACTCTTTTGTAATTACCTCAGCTACACGTTGTAGTTTTCTCTTTGGTATTGTAATTGATTGCCCTTCTGCCTTAACCTGTGGGCTTAGGTTTACCGTGGGGTCTATTGGTGTTGAGAACGAGCAAGTTTGACCTGTCCATACTTGGATATTGAAATACTGCGCTTGTTTTGATTGCTTATAGAACCCACGTTCTATTGTACCACCTAAGAATCGGCTCAACCTATTCTCGAAGTTACGGCCAGTATTTGCCGATAATTCGCTCCATGGTTTTAGGTCATATTTCGGGTTGTTCCTTAACTCTTTTGCTTTTGCAAATAGGGTTTTAAAGTCTACTTTGCGCCCTCTATACTCAGAAACGACCTCCTTAAATATAGCCAACTCTTTCGACCAGCTTGTAGGGATTGTAAAGTTAAAAACTTTCTGCCCTTTTGGCTTTTGCTCCTTTTCTGGAGTTTCTTTTTTGCTGTTTTCTTTTACAGCTTTTGCTTTTTGTACTTTAGACTCTTTTGTGTTTGCGTCTAGATTTTTTGCATTTTTCATTTTAATAGGTTTTAAATTGAACTTTAATTTGTTGCGTCTTTAACGACTAACAACAATACAAAGATAGTAAACTATTGTAATATACCAAATAATTACTAAAATTTTTTTTAATTTATATTCGTTCTAAATAAGTAACTTACTATATATTAGGGAGTTAGTTGGTTTTTTAGCTGTTATTTTGTTGTTTTTATTTTTGGGTGAGTTATGTAAAAAAACTGACAAAATGCCTGATAATTTCCTGATATATCGGTGGGCATCTACATCTACCTGTCAAAAATATACATATAAATTATTGGTTATTTTGGGGCTTTACTAATTTGCGGTTAAATATTAAGGTATTGAAAAAAGTAACTGAAATTATTATTTTCTCCCCTATTTTTAAATTTGGTGCTAGTTGGTTTTTTGTCCAGCCCCGCTTCTGTTCTTCTTTGGCGGGGCTTTTTTATTTAGATGCCCTTCTGACATTTGCAACCAAGCCCATATATGCTCTATCTCTAGAGTTGGTTTTTGATTCAATGATAAAAGAGGGGGTCTATCTCGTTAAAAAACAGGAGAAAAAAGGGAGGGGGCATCTCGTTAAAAAACTCCTCAAAAGCCTGACAAAAAAACTCACAACTTCTTCGCCCTACAATAATATTTATATAGGTTTGTATAGTTGAATAAAAAACAAAAGGAAAGATGCCAACAATAAGAAGACGTATAGGAACTAATTTAAACCTCTCAGAAGAACTTATACGATTAGAAGAATTTTCGTGTACCTCTTTTATAGATATTCCTGAAGTTACAGATATCGAAAAAATAAAGATAAGTCTTAGAAAGGAAGATGGTGTTGTAGAAATTAAAGAGCCTGATCTTATTTCAGAAGCCCTTAAAAGGAAGAGTCTTATAAAAAACTATCTTTATTATATTACAAATCTTCGTGAGAATAATTTAGATTATAATAGGTATGATTCTGGTATAACAAGAACCATTAGAGTTAATAACGGATGTTTATTTTTTGGGGATATACCAATAATTGAGCCTGTTAGAGATAACCCATATTATTTTAAAATCTCTCCTTATGCGTCGAGAACAAGCAAGAATACAGGGAAGCTAATTAGCTATTTAAAAGACGAGGGAGTGATGTTTCGTTTTAAAAAGAAAAACCTATTCAATGTTTCTAGGTTGGTTGCTAAAATGGACAAAGAGCCTAAAAGAGAAGAAATGTACAAAAAACTATTGTTTTCTATAAAGGCGTTAAGAAAAAATGCTTTTGAAGAAACCGACCAAAAGGATGTAGTGTTTGTTAAAGGCGGAAATTTTTATGCTAGGCGCAGGGCTTTTAGTAATGATAATTATTCGAATAATTTTATAATTAGTGATTATGAATATACAACGATAGATACTCAAGCAGCGATATATTCAAGAAAAGTCCTTAAATATATTGTAAAACACTCAGCAATAGAACAGTTTAACTCAATAATATCAACGACAAGCCAGAAAATTCATAGCAACGATGAAGTAGACCGATTAATAGGAAACAAAAAAATACCCTCATTTTTACCACATAAATTTACTTACAACCACGATACTAAGCTTATTGATTATAATATAGGAGCGAAAACCCACTCTATAAGACCAGGGAAAGGAGTTGATTTGCTTATGAGGGTTCTTGGAGTTGCTAGGAATTATGATAGTGACCCAAAAGGATATGAAAAGATTAAAGAGGTTATTTTACATAAGATGGCAGCTCCCCCTGAACACGAGTTAAAAATTGTATCAGGAAGTGATATTATAAAGTATTATAATTATCGTCGTTATGATTCTTCAAAAAACGTAGACTCACTAGGTAGTAGTTGTTTACGATATGATACTTGCGCACCTTTTTTAGATATGCTTGTTAAGAATACTAAGTTATTAATCCTTTATTCTGAGAAAAAAGACTTAATCATCGGAAGAGCCTTGTTATGGGAAAATATAAAAAGTGAGAATCCGAAATACAAGGGAAAGAAATTTAATGTTATGGATAGGATATATGGCTCACAAGCGAGTAGAGAAGTTTTTAAAGAGTGGGCTATTAAAAACAACTACCTATATAGAAGCCATCAGGTTAGGGGGACATCTTCTAGTTGGATGTTAAACGGAAAAAAAGTTGCTTCTATGCAAGAATTAAGGCTGTTTAATATTGTAAGTAGGGAAATTAAATACCCATACCTTGACTCTTTCCATTACTCCGTAAAACTCCCAGAGAATAAGTTAAAGCTATTTGCTTATGAGCCTAGTCCTACGTTTACGCAAGAGGATATAAAAAAGTACAAAACATTGTATAGAATGAGTAGTACAGAAGGTAAAATAAAAACATATCAAAATTTAATATAGAAATAATGGAAAACAAAAAACAATTAAAAGTAGTGTCGTCCTCTTCAGGAAATGCTATATCTAAGAAGCGATTAGATGGAACAAACTCACCAATCTTTCATACAAAGACACCTAAGCTTGTAATAGGAGAAGATAAAAAAAGAGAGCTGACATCAAGAATTAGGGAGATAATGAAAATTCAATCTAAAAGCTATAATCAAAAGGACATGCTAGATTTTATTCATAAAAAGATATATCAATATGGAGCAGAGGCTTACGTAGATGATTATGGTAATTATTACGCTATAAAAGGAGAGGCTAAAACATACCCATGTATTATAGCTCATACCGATACGGTACATAAGATAAAGCCAAGCGAACAGTATAAAGTATACAACCTAAAAGGAAAGATGTTTGCTTTCGACCATACAAGAGTAGAAATGACTGGAATTGGAGGTGACGATAAGGTTGGTATTTTCTGCGCCCTAGAAGCATTAAAAAACAACAAAAAAATAAAAGTAGCTTTTTTTAAAGATGAGGAGGTTGGTTGTATTGGAAGCGGTAAAGCTAACAAAGATTTTTTTGATGATGTTTCTTTTGTTTTACAAGCCGATAGAAAGGGATATAATGATATAACTAATAAAATATCTGGGCTAAAAATGTACGACGATAATTTTGAAAACCTATTAAAACCATTATTAGAAAAATACCAAAAAAACCCTGTAAATGGTGGTTTAACAGATGTATATAAACTAGCCTATTCAAATAAAATAGATGTATGTGGGTTTAATACAAGTTGCGGTTATTATCGACCACATAGGGATAATGAATATATAGTTGTAGATGAGGTTATCTTGACCTATATGTTTTTTCAAGACGTTATAAATAGTTTGTGGTCAGATGGTATTCGATACCCTATCAAAAGAGAGAAACCAACCACTCCGTATTACAACCACAAGACGTGGTACCCAGAATCCCAATGGGGTAGAAAAACAACTCATACAAACAAAGAGGCTTCAAAAAGTGTTAATACTAAAAACAACTCAAAACAAAATCAAAAAACCATTGCTAAAAATGAAGCTACAAGCCATAAAAGAACAAACGACAAAAGTATTCTTGTCTCTGGATTTGGATGGGTATCACCAGAGTTGTATTCTAAAATATTACTTCAAAAAGAAATAGATGGGCGAAAGAAAATAGCTGAAAAAGTTACTAAAAAAGAATACACAAAGGCAACAACTCAATGGGATGTTATAAGAGAGGGTAAGAAAACAGAAAATTATTATCACGTATCTTGCGGATGCTCTTTGCAATATGACGATACGATAGATATGTTTTATTGTTTTTCTTGTCAATTTTACGTAGATGATAATATGGCTTCTTTAGATAGGTAAATGAATAAACTTGAATTAATAAACGCTAGAATTGAGGTCAATGAGAAAATATTTTTTCTTAAAAAGACACAAAGAGAATTTGCAGAAAATGTTGAGCCAAATAGCCCATTAGTTGTTGCTCGTAACAAATTGTATTCTTATCTTGTAACAAGAAAAAAAGAACTAATAAAAACCAGACAATTATGAGCGCATTCTCTAATAACGCAGTCTCTAATAATAAAAACCAAGAATCAATAACATTAAAGATAGACAGCATCTCTAACGCTCTTCCTGTATTAAAAAAAGATACAGCAGGTTTTAAGTTTAGGTATGTTGAGCTTGAAACTATTGTTGAAAAACTAAACCCCCTTTTAGATAGCAATGGATTAATATATTATCACGAAACGAAGGTTGTAGATGGGAGAAATATAATAAAAACAGTTGTTTGTGATAAAGACAACTTATCTGATAATAGAGTTTGTGAATTAGTTATTCCAGATAACGTTGTTTTGCCTGGTCAAAATTCTTATCAGGCTCTAGGCTCAGCAATTACTTATTTTAGAAGATACACTCTATTAGTTCTATTTAAGATAATTACTGGCGACGATGTAGATGTAGTTAAACCAAAAGAAGAAAGTTCATTTAAGCCAGTTAAAAAGGTTAACTATATTGAAAAGGTAGAAAAGCTAATGGAGATGGGAAGAAGAAAAAACCAATTAGAAAAATATTATGAGAATAACAAAATGAAAATGGAACCAGAAGAAATAGAAAAGATTGAGGTATTAATAAAAAACATGACCGATGAAGACAAATAGACCACATTTTAGTTTTCAGCAATATTCTTTGTGGAATAAAAGCAAAAAATCATATTACAAAAAATACAATTTAGGTGTAGAATATAAAGCTACTAGACCCCAGAGCTTCGGCAAGAGATTTATGACTATGTTGGAAGAAGACTCGGATGAAATACCAACGTTTATTATAAATAATGTTAAAATACCAGTTAGTATAGAATTTGAAGCCAGAGCTAAAATACAAACAAATAAGGTCGCAACACAACTGCTCTCTTATTTCGATGGCGTTTCTTTAGGTGATAATATTATTTATGAATACAAAACAGGAAAGATACCATATACAAGAGAAAGAATAGACAAGGAGGAGCAATGTTTGTTTTATTCAGTAGTGTATTTTTTAATGTACGATAGAGTTCCTGAAGTATTTTTTTACCACCTAGAAACCGTAGAGATGGATGGAGATATTGTTTTTACTGGGCAATATAAATTATTTGACTTCCAATACACAATGTCGGATATTAGAAGGATGATTAATAAGATAAAAAATACGATAATTGAAATTTATGAGTATGAGTATGAGGAGTATATAGTTGAAGACAATATAGATGAAAGGTTGTTTAACTTAATGGAAGAGAAAAAGAAAATAGAAGAAGAAATATCTCTTATTAAAGATGATATATTTTCTACCTTATTGTC